GCGTTCTCTAGGTTAGATGGTGCTATGACAGATTCAGATACATCACTTACTTATGAAGATGGTTTGTTTAGTGTAGAAGAAGAAAACTTACTAGAAGCAGGAGCATTAGTAGAAATAGATCAAGAACTTATGTTAGTTACTGATGCTAACCCTTCTACAAGAGTTTTAACAGTTTCAAGAGGATATGCTGGTACAACAGCAGCAGCACATTCTGACAAAGATAATATATTTTTAAACCCAACATTTCCTCGTAAGTCTGTGTTTGATGCAGTAGCAGATAACATAGTAAGGTTATATCCAAGTTTATACAATGTAACAACAACTAATGTAACTTCAACATCTACTTATGCAGAAGTACCAGCAAGTACAGTAGAAGTATTGACATCATATGTACAGAATGCTAGTGGAGAACAATATACATCTGCTGGTATAGAACTACTTAGAGATTTTCCACCTTCTACAACTAATACTGCTGTACAGTTTTATAACACATCTAATGGCAAGACTGTGCATTTAGTTATAAAAAGAAAGTTTGTAAGACCTACTTCAGAAACTGTAGATTTAGCTACTGATTGTCTTATATCAGATGAGTACGAGCAAATCGTTATGGTTGGTGCTGTAGCAGATATTGTAGGTGCTACAGATATAGATGCAACAACACAAGAGTTTATTACAGAAAAACTAGCACAAGAAAACTATCCAGTAGGATCAGGAGAAAGACTTAGAAATGCACTACTTAGACTTAGGTCGTTGTTGATAGATGAAGCAAGAGGGAACTTGCGTTCTTTATATCCTGCTCCTGTATCAATAATGAACATAAACTATAGTGCATAATGGCTGTATTACCTTCCTCTGCTAACACATCACACCCACAGGCTTTTGGCTATGAAGCAGATTTAGATGATTTGTTTTTACGATTTGCTGCTGGTCCTGGTAGGCAACTTAACATAAACACTTCGCCATTACAGGCACAAGCTATAAATACATCAGAAACACCAGAAGATTTCCAACAAGAGTTTGGTCAGATTTATTCTAGGACAGATTTTGCTGGTGGTAGTGGTTTAGACAAAGCACATCAAAGGAATGCAGGACAATTTGATTTCCAGAAATATTGGGATAGTAAAGGTGTAGATGTATTTAGTGGTAAAGATGTAGGTAACGAATACAAAGTATCACTACTACACGATACTGATGAACTAAGCAGTTCTACAGAAACTAATTTATATATGCAAGAAATGAGTGGATCTATATTTTTTGCTGATGGAGATGTATTAAAAAGGATTGATTCGCCATTAGATACTAGTCCATCTGTAGCATCTGAAACTGCACCTAGTGCAGGGAATGATATTACAGGTATGGCTGTCTTAGGAACAAGGCTATACCTAGTTGCTAATGGCAATATTTATGTAAGAACAGGTGCTTCTACATACAGCACACATAACAGTCACAAGACATTTAGCAAAATATGGTCTATGAAAGGTCGTATAGTTGCTAGTGATACATCTGGTGATTTATATGAAGTACCTGATAGCAGTAATCCAACAACTATGAAAACATTACCTACTGGCACAGAGTGGACAGACTTAGCAGATGGTGGTGCAGTTGTGTTAGCTTGTGCAACAGATGGGTATATATATTCTTTTGCAGATGAATCATCAACACTAACACTAAAAGGTCAAACATTTATAGAGGGAGAAATACCTAATGCAATAGATGCAGCACAAGGTCTTATATTTTATGGTACATATCAGAATACTGCTAGTGGAAAAATCGGCAGATTGTATGTAGCAGAGATAACAAATGCTAATAGTTTGTATGTACTAGTAAATGCACAATTACTAAAACAATGGGGTGATGGTTCAACAACACTTAACCAAGCACCTTATAAAATCATATCTACTAGAGATAGTATTTATACAGGCATAGTAGATAGTGCAAGTAAAACTAATCTGTGGCGATATTACTTACCAACAGGTGGTATAGCTAGAGATTTAGAGTTTGGAGAAAGTGGGATAGTAGAGGGTGTAGCAGTATTTTCTGACAGAATATTTGCAACAGTATCAGGTGGTGGTTTGTATAGAGAAAGCACAAGTTATGTAACAGAAGGATATGTAATTATGGCACTAGCTGATTTCTTTACATCAGAGAAAAAACAATGGGTTGGGGCAAAAGTTACTTGTAATACAGTATCTGCTGGTTCTGTAAAGCTATCAACCTCTATATCACCTGAAGATATAAATGCACCAACTGCTAATACTTGGTCAGAACAAGTAAGTATTACTGGTGGTGTTGGTGGTGAAGAACAGATTGTAGAAAATGTTATAGGTAGATGGTTAGCAGTCAAGATAGATATTACAACAAATGATACAAACATATCACCAGAATTATTATCATTTGCTGTTAGAGGTTTCCAGTTAGTAGAGGATTTAATTGTAGATATGCCTGTAAATATATCAGATCAGGTAGAAAGACCAAATAGAAAAGCACTAAAAGTAACAGGTCAAGGCGATCTTATATATCAGGCACTTCGTAACAAAGAAGGTAAGAATGTCCAATTAGAGATATACAGACCACAAACCTTTTTGCGTGGTATTATAGAGAATGTATCAGCACCTATTGAGGAAATAAGCAATAGAGGTAGTACAACTGTATATTGTTTAGTACGATTTAGAGGTAGTAAAATATTTACAGTTTCTACTGCAAGTTCTAAATTAGGTGTAGGATTATTAGGAGTAGATAGATTAGGATAGAATGACAGCACAAGAAACAAAACTTTTAAATGCTTTTGAAACAACTTTATCAACAACATTAGGAGCTTCTGGTACAACTGCAACATTAACAGCAGTAACTGATGCTGCTAGTAACAACATAGAAGCACCTTGTTATCTTGTTATAGAACCAGATTCATCAACAAACAGAGAGTATGTACTTGTTTCTGCAATTAATATTGGTACAAAAACAATTACATTAGGAGATGGTGGTTCATCATATAGATTTTTAAAAGGCTCATCAGCTAGTTCTGGTTTATCACACGCATCAGGATCAACAATTCGTTATGTACCTATGGCACAACATTTTGAAGATATAAATGACAGAGTAGATACAATCATTAACGAAGCTGGTACAGCAGTAAATACATCATTATTTTTAGATGAAGATGATATGTCATCTAACTCTGCAACCAAAGGTGTAACACAGCAATCAGTTAAGGCTTATGTAGATACACAACTTACAGCAGAGGATTTAGATACAGCAGGTAACTCTGGCACAGGTTCAGTAGATTTAGATTCTCAATCCCTAACAGTATCTGGTGATGGAACAATACTTAGTTCTACAGCTAGTGGTCAAGGTATAACTTTTTCTATTGCAGATGCAAGTACATCAGCAAAAGGTGCTGCAAGTTTTTCATCAGACAACTTTTCTGTATCATCTGGTGCTGTAACTATAAAAGATAGTGGTGTGAGTAATGATGAATTAGCTGGTTCTATTGCAAATGCAAAACTAGCAAACTCATCTATAACAGTTTCTGATAGCGAAAGTACACCAAACACAAGCCCTGTAGCTTTAGGTGGTACTTTAACATTTGCAGGTACAGCCAATGAGGTAACAGTTTTAGAAAGTGCAGGAACAGTAACAATAAGTTTACCATCATCTATTACAGTTAATGTTACAGGTAATGTAACTGGTAATGTATCTGGAACATCAGGTTCTACAACTGGTAATGCAGCAACTGCAACAGCTTTAGAAACTGCAAGAACTATTGGTGGTGTATCTTTTGATGGAACAGGCAACATTGATTTACCTGGTGTTAATAGTGCAGGTACTCAAAATACTTCTGGAACAGCAGCAGGACTATCTGCAACATTAGCAGTAGCTAGTGGTGGTACAGGTGCTACAACAATGACAGATAAAGCAGTTGTTATTACACAAGATAGTGGAACAGATACTTTATCTTCTGTAGCTATGGATGCTAATGGTGAACTACTTATAGGTGGTACATCTGGTCCAGCAGTAGCAACATTAACAGCAGGTTCAAACATAACAATTACAAATTCAGATGGTGGTATAGAAATAGCTGCTTCTGGTGGAGATGTAACTGCTTCTTCAACAACAACTTTTACAAACAAGACAATAGATGCTGATGGAACTGGCAATAGTATATCCAATATAGATATTGGTAATATGACAAGTGCTGTAGTGGTAACAGAATCTGATGGCATAGCAAGTAATGATAATGACACAACATTACCAACCTCTGCTGCTGTCAAAGATTATGTTGATACTAATGCAGGTGGTGTTTCATTAGGATTGGTATTAGCGTTAAGCTAAGGAAGGAATAGAATATGGCAGATACTCTACATTCAGTACAAGGTGTATTAGGAACATCAGCAGGAGATATTGTTGATGCAGTTCCTTCTTCAACTACTGAAACTGTAATTGGTATCTTGATTTCTAATGTTAGTGGTTCTAGTGCTGATGTAACAGTAGATTTAAGTGTTACTAAATCTGGTGGATCACTAAGACACATTTTAAATGATGTTTCATTACCATTTGGAACAACAATAGAAATAACAACCAAGATCACATTAGAAACAGGCGATAAGTTGCAAGGACTTTGTTCAGCAGCTTCAAGTGCAGAATATAACGTATCATTTCTTAGACAAACCTAAAGGAGTTTTTTATGGCTTACTTAGGTACGCAACCAAATGATGTAAAAAAGAATACAGGTTTATATACACCTAGTGAAATCTTACAACTAACTAAAGATGGTAGTTGGGGTGGTAGCTTAGAACTTATTGAGGAACAAACTGTTAGTGCAGTTTCAACTGTAGATTTTACTTCAATTAAAGAAAATAAGTTTGATGTACATTATATGCAAGTAAGTAATTTACAAATATCTGATAGTGGTAGCAATCAAGTAAAAATAAGATTTTATGAAAGTGGAGTACTAGAAACTGCAAGTGTATATCAATATGCTTACCAAAGAGGAGATAGTAATGCAGCTTTTGGTGAGGAAAAATCTACAAGTGCAGGTAATTTATTACAGTTTAGAAACTTTGGTGCAAGTGATAGTAATGCAAGTGCAAGTGGTTATTCTTATTTTTACAATTTAGGAAATAGTGCAAAATACAGTTTTCAAACTATGCACTCATCATATTTGGATAACAGTAGTAATGCAGAGTTTTCTTTTGGTGGTGGGTTATTACCACAAACAAGCACAGTAGATGGAATACAAATAATATCTCAAGCAGGTACTATATCAGCAAATATAAAACTCTATGGAGTAAAACAACTATGAGTGCTTTAAGATTAATTAATGAAACTGAAATAACTTCATCAGTAAGTAGTGTTGATATAACAGATGTCTTTTCAGCAGATTTTGATATTTATTGTATAACACAAAATTTAGAAACTCCAACAGGCAGTAATGCTTATTTAAGGTTTATAAATTCATCTGGAAGTATTATTTCTGCAAGTAATTATGATACAAAAGGTTTGTTAATGAGAAGTTATAATAATTTTTTAGAAAGACCAACAACAGGAACTAATCAAACTTCATTATGGAGTTTTAATGTATCACAAGTTGATGCAAGTGGTGGTGGTGCATATTGGGTTTTCAATCCTTATTCATCTAGTTCATATACATTTTTTTTACAACAAGCTGGTGGTCATTCAACTCCAGCAGGTGGTTATTTAATGCACAAAGCAATAGGAGTTTTAAAACAAACAAATACTATGACAGGCTTTAATTTATTTTCTAGTGATAGTACAACTAATATAGCTAATGGCTTTATAAGAACTTATGGATTGAGAGTTGATAGCTAATGGCAGGTAAATTAGTACAAGTAGCAACAGAAACAGTAACAAGTGCAGTAGCTAGTGTTACCTTAACAGGCATAGATAGTGATGATGTTTATATGTTGGCTTTTAATAATGTTAGCCCAACAACAAATCAAGTTGATTTAAAAGCAAGAGTAACTGAAAGTGGTACTGCAAATACAACATCTAATTATGACAGAGCAGTTATTGGTTTTAGAGCTAATGATACATTTTTAGATTTAAGTGCTACAAATGAAAGTAGTTGGGATTTTGGTAATAATACAGGTACAGGAACAAGTGAAACTACTAATGGAATTATTTATATATTTAATGCAAACAACTCATCAGAATACACATTTATTACATTTGAAATTGTTGAATTTGACCACTCAGAAACTAGTTTAGGTATGGCAGGTGGTATGGTATTTACAAGTGCAAGTGCTGTAAATGGTATAGAATTATTTTTTGATAGTAGTAGTACAACTGAAACAGGAACATTTACATTGTATAAGGTGGTGTAATTATGAGTAATGAATTTGGATATATACCAGAAAGCCCAGAACAAAGTTTTGGAAATAATAAAGGGATCTTTACACCTACTGATATTTATGATCTCACAAGAGCAGATAAATATACTAACTATGGACAATTAGAATTAATTGAAACACAAACTGCAAGTGGTAGCCCTAGTTCTATTGACTTTACCTCTATATCTGAAAGCACTTACAATGTTCACTTAGTAACTATGAATAATTGGTTGCATAGTGATACATCACAAATAGCTTTAAGATTTTATGAAAGTGGAGTTGTAGAAACAGCAGCAGTTTATCAAACTGCATATCAAAGAGGTGCAGCAGATGGAAACTTTGGGGAAGCAAAAAGCACAGGTTTGAATATGCTTACTTTAAATTCAGGTGTAAGCACAGGAACTAATAGAACAAGAAATGGTTATTTTTATGTTTACAATGCAGGGGATAGTTCTAAATATACTTTTGTTACTCAACACACATCAACAATAGATAATGGTGGGGATTTTAATATGTCTTTTGGTAGTGGAGTATTACCACAAACAAGTACAGTTGATGGAATAAAAATACTTGGATTTTCATCAGGTACTTTTACACAGGGATCATTTTCTCTATATGGAATTAAGGAATACTCATAATGGCTACTAATTTACAATTTATAAAATCTGCTAGTGGAACTTCTGTTAGTTCATTATCTGTAACAGATTCTTTTAATGCTAATTATGATGTGTATAAAGTTATTTTAAATGATGTAGAAGTTACAAACTCAAATGCCATTTCAAGATTAAGATTTTTAGATAGTGGTGGAAGTGTAATATCAGCTAGTGAATATGATTTTGGAGCTTTAAATTTAGCAGCAGCAACTTCTTTTGCTGAAAGAAGAGATACAGGACAAACCTACATTGACAGATTAGGAACGCAACACACAGGTCTTATTGATGGTGGAACTGCAATAATTTATATTTACAATCCTTTTGATAGTTCTAGTTATACTTTTGCACACTTTCAAGGTATGGCAAGAGCAAATACAGGAAGTGTTACAGGATATGGTGTAAAAGGTATAGGTGTGCATAAATCTGCTGAACAATTATCAGGTTTAAATATTTTTCCAAGTGCAGGAACTTTTGACACAATTAGCATAACAGTATATGGAGTTAAATAATGGCAGGTAGTTTAATAAAAATAAATACAGCAACTGTAAGTGGCACTCCAACCACTTTAAAAGTAACAGGTATTGATTCAACTTATGATGTTTACATAGTACAAGTAAAAAATTTAATACCTAGTTCAGATGACACTATTGGTTGGAGAGTTACTAAAGGTGGGTCAATACAGTCTGATAGTGAGTATGATAACGCAAGAAAAGATATGCCTACTGCTGCAAGTTTTCAAGAAAATGAAGCAAAAAATGCTGATGGTGTAACTAATGCAGATATAGAAAGTACAGGTAATGGGTTTTTCGCTACCTTTTATTTATTTAATTTTAATAATTCAAGTGAATATAGTTTTGGAACTTTTGAACACGTTGCTTGGGTAAGCACACCACAAGCATTTGGTGGTGCTGGTGGATTTGTTCACACAGTTGCTTCTGCATCAGATGGACTTAGTTTTTATTTTACAGGTGGTGCAACATTTGCAAGTGGTGGTGAATTAGTTTTATATGGACTTAAGAAGTAAAAGTATGGTAACATAGGAGAGATATGGCAACACAAGAAGAACTACAAGCGTTAGCAGACCAAGAGATTGAAGATGCTAAACCAATGTACAAGCAAGTTAATAATGAGCGTATGGAGTTTTCTGATGCTGATTATGCACAAGCTAAAATTGATTTGGGTAACAGCAAATGGCAAGAACAACAGTTTGGTTACATACAAGCTAGGCAAGAAGCCTATGGTTCTATCCAAGATCAGCTTGATATGCAATACTGGGATTCAGTCAATGACACAACAACTTGGAAAGACCACATAGCTCAAGTTAAATCAGATAATCCAAAACCTAGCTAATAAATAATCCTATGATACAATCCAATTATGGATTATCTAGTTGGATTTATTTTTGGATTTATAGTTAAAGAATTATACAGATTATTACAGTATTTAAGCACATCTGAAACTATTGTTATAGATCACGACTGGGATCAGGAATGGGATTGGATAACAAGACCAGAGGACTTACCATAAATGACAAACAACAATGGCTACACACAAAAGGAATTACTTAATATGGTCATTGAAAGACTTGATAAAATAGAAGAAAAACTAGATGCAAAACTAGATAAAGCAGAGTTTTACAAAGTATTAACGCTACTCGTAGCACTTGGTGGGGTTGTTGCAGCGATTGTAATGTAATGCTAAGAATACTCTTAGCTATATTTTTACTAATACCTTTGCCTGTAATGGCTGACCACGTTCCAACACAACCTGCATACAATCAATCAATAGCATTAGATACTACAACAGGTGATTTGACTATAGGTATATATACATCTGATGGTTTTGAAGATAGTCCACCAGAAAAATACACAATATGGTTTACAATAAGTGATGAAACTATAGATACAACTACTGCTTATTGTGTATCTACTTCTTTTGGACATACAGATAATCTTGTATGGAATTACTATGTATTTTCTTTAGAAGATTTGCAAACATATTTTGAGAACCCTTATGGTACATTTAGAACACAGATAAGATCAGACAATGATACAGACAATAGTTATAGTACATTAACAACAGAACAAACTATTACTATACCTAATCAATTACCATTTATAAATTTAGGAGAATGGACAGCACCTACTACTACCTGTGTAGATACATCTACTACTACAACTACTACATCAAGTACAACTACTGTGCCTGATACAACTACTACATCAAGTACAACTACTACAACTACTACTACAACTACAACAACTACTACTGTGCCACCTCCACCACCTCCACCACCACCTCCACCTAAACCAGAAAAGGTAGAGGTAATAATGGAAGATGGCAGCACAGCAGAATATGAGCAATCAGAAATAGATGATGGTACAGTAGAAAGAGATAATCAAAGGAAAAAGAATGAAGAACTTTATGGTTGTTACATTACTGATATTGCTTTGGAACGTGGTGATTGCGATATACCTGAAGAAATTATAGAGGAAGATATATATGAAGAAGAATATGATACCGAAGGAGAGTTTTCTGATGATGATGTTGTGGTATTGGAAGTGGAAGATGAATTTGAAGAAGAAGAATTTGTTGAGCTTACTGAAGAAGAAATACTTGCCATTGAAAAGGAAATGGAGATTGATGCTAAGGAGCTTGAACTTTTTGAAGAAGAATCGTTTATAGATTTAGAAGAACTAACTGAAGAAGAACTAGAAGAATTTGTAGAAGTAATAATAGAATTAGAAGAATACATAGAAGAACTGGATGATTTAGAATTAGAAGAAATAGTATTTGAGGATATACCAGAAGATATAATTATAGTTATAGAAGAAGAAATTATAGAAGATGAGTTGGATAAAGAGATACCAGGAGATGACATCATCAGAGAAGATACAGTTCAAGAGGAAGATGTCAAAGACCAGGATATACAAGAAGAAATAAAAGAACCTGAAGAACTTACTGAAGAAGAAGTAGCTGTAGAAGTTGCAGAGATTGAAGAAGTTGTAGAAGTTCCTATTGTAGAAGAAGATGCAACAGAGGAAGAAGTTGCTGAAGCTATAGAAGAATATGTAGAGGAATTAGAAACAGATGTAGTTATAGAAGTTCTTGAAGAAGTTAATGATGTTGGAGTACAGAACTTAGAAGAAGTATCAGAAGAAGTACAAGAAGTTATACAGGCAGTAGTAGAAGAAGCTATTGAAGATGTAGAAGAACTTACAGAGGAACAGGTAGAAGTTGTAGCAGAAGTATTACAAGTTCAAGAAAATGATGTTGAGATTATTGCTGAAGCTGTTAAAGAAGATGAAGTTGTAGCTGAAGCAGTAGAAGAATATGTAGAGAGAGCAGTAGAGAACGCTAATGTAGAGGATTACACACTTGCTGATGTTGTTACAGAGGTACAGTACGAAGCATTCTTAGAAAATCCTATAGAAGTATTAGTAGATTTTGACAACATAACAGAGATAAACTTGTCAAACATATCTAATGATATGACACAGGATCAGAAAGAAAAAGCACAGGAGGTCGTAGTTCCTGTAATCTTGACTAGAATAGCTAGTATGGCTGCGTTTATATTTAGGAGAAGCTAATGATTAAGAAATTATGGTCTTGGTTTGTACAAGCAATTAAAGAAACACTAAATCTTAGTTGGACTTTAGTTGGTTTAGTTATTGCAACACTTACACTAACTGGTTCTGCCCAGCAAATCACAGGTTTAGCGACTATAATTACTTTAGCTATATGGTTACTGACCATTAGTTTTAGAAAAGGAGAATAGTATGGACTGCTGTGGTAGTGGTTGCTGTGGTGGTAAATAATGTGTGTAACTTTTGTCAATGATGCTGGTACATACATTACCATATGTAATGGAGAATATGGAGGTATAGGTGAAACTGACTGTAGTTAGAACACAATTTGGAACAGATGCAACAAATGGAATGTTGTTTATAGATGGTATTTTTGAGTGTTATACACTAGAGGATCAATACCAAGCAGTAAAGGTAATGCACGAAACCTGCATACCAGAGGGTACATATGATATTAAGTTTAGAACTGTTGGTGGATTCCACGAAAAATATAAAAAGAGATATGGTAATGACCACTATGGTATGTTGCATTTGCAAGATGTACCTAACTTTACTTACATACTTATACACGCTGGTAACACAGATGAACATACTTCTGGTTGCTTGATTGTAGGGGAAACACAACAAGATTTAGATATAAGTGATGATGGGTTCATAGGACATAGTGGTAAGGCGTATCTAAAACTATACAACAAAGTGGCAAAACAATTACTACAAGGCAAAGATGTAGCCATAGAGTACACAACAATCAATAAATTATTAGATGGGCAAGTAGATAACAAAGCTAAAGACCATACTGTTTTAGCTGACACAGTATATGAAAAGCTAGAAGAAATAAATGGAAATGTATTGATAGGTAATGCTATGTTGAAAGGCAGGTTAATACAATAATGTTTGATAGAATTAAAAGAGCAAGAAATCAAGATGGTACATTTAAAAAAGATGTATGGTGGACACCTTGGTCTGATTCGTGGGAGTATGGAATGAGTGAGGAACTCAAAGATATGCTTGAAAGAACTGCGTGGACCTTCATTGAAGCGTTCATTGGTGCATTAACAGTTGCTCCATTAGTTGGTGTAGAAGCTGAAACAATTCAGTTAGCTGCATTAGCTGGTGGTGGTGCTGCACTTGCAGTTATCAAGACATACGCTAAAAAACAAATCACTAAGTAGATTCTGTCCTAATTCCTGTGTATAATTAGCTCAACAGAAAGGGCTGTTATGACACAGGAACTAGGTAATAATTATTACAAGTCTGGTTGGCAACCATCAATAGAGTTTGATGAAGCAACAGGCAAAGGTGAAGTTACTTATGTAGGTACTGATCCTGATTACAAGAATAAGTATGATGACATACTAAAAGGTTGGGGTTTTGACCCCAAATACTACGAGATAGAAGGCACAGTTCGTGCTAGTAGCTGGGAAGGACAGCTAAAAGGTGGCAGAACGACCACCTTTTTTGCATTTAAGGGGGTTGTAAAGCGTAAAAACCCTGCATTAGACCAGTATTTTGACAAACTTGTTAAGGAATACAGTAGAAAATCTAAGTTAAAAGACACAAATTT